GCAGATTCTAACCTTGCCGCTGTGTTTACAGCATCTCCAATCGCCGTATAATCGAACCGGGACTCGCTTCCCATGTTACCTATTACTGCCTTACCGCTATTTATACCTATACCTATCGCTATAGCTGGCAGTCCTTCTTGCTGCATTTCTTGATTTAAAGCCTCCATGTTCTCTATTATCTGCAAGCCACAATCTATTGCTTGTTCTTCGTGGTCGGCTTGGTCAAGTGGTGCGTTGAATATAGCCATCATCGCATCACCAATATACTTGTCTACCATACCGCCATACTTTTGTACTGCGGCTTGCTGTGCCGTCAACGCTTTGTTCATAATATAAGTAACTTTTTCTGGGGGCAGGCTCTCCGACATACTGGTAAACCCACGAACATCAGTAAACAAGAACGTCGCATACCGCGTTTCACCCCCTAATTTTAGCTGTTCGGGGTTCTTTTGGAGCTGTTTTACCTGCCTTGGGTCTAAATAATGCTCAAATTGACGCTTTATTTGTTGCCTAAGTCGATACTGGGTGCGGTAATTAAGATAGAAAGCGACCGTAGAGGCCAAAATCTGAGTGATTAATGCCCAAATTACGTCGATTAACAGCCCATTTGCAATAAACTGCACTCCGGCATAGGCGGTTGCACTGAACACAACGGACGCTAATAACACCCCCCAAGTTATTCCAAGCCCACTTATCAACAACCACACCAGACCCACTGTTACTGCGTACATAACAAACTCTACAGCCAGCGCGTAATCAGGAATATACGGACTGTTTTCTACTAGCATCGACTCTGCTAACGCCGCTTGTATATAGTGAGGCTCCAGTAATCCAATAGGGGTAGCAACTTGAGGCATTACACCTTTTGCAGTCACACCAACAAACACGAACTTACCATCTACGTCCATCTCTTGTAGCGTGGTTTCACGTGGAACAATCCAACTGACCCACTTGCGCCCTAGCGAATCAACCTTTACAGGAGGTAAGCCCTGTACAACTACTTCTTCTATACCATTCTGGTTTGTCTTTATAATGTACGTCTTTGCCTCTGCCATGATTTTTAGCACTTGTGTGCCGAATGAGGCTAACCACCCATCTGGGGTTCTATATAGTAGAGGTATTCGCCTTACTAAGTTATCGGCTTCTACAGGGGCACTAGCAATGCCTTGCTCCGTCCAGTACGAGTCTTTCAGTATGTCTATGTTTTGTATTGTTCCTTTTGCAGTATAGCCCCCGACTTCCTCACCTTTTATTACTGTGCCGACAGTATCTGGGTACTGCCCATTGTCATGCTCAAACATAGCCAGCACAGATGGCCCATACCCAAGCGTTTCTGCAAAGAACTTATCACCATGCTTAACCCTATTTGGGTGAGGAAAACCAATAACCCAACCCACACCTGTAGCGCCCTTTCTTAGCAACTCGACTTGTATTTCTCCCAGACGGACACGCGACAAGGGGTATCCACCCTCACGATCTACGTCCTCTTCGGTAATGTTAAGTAGTGCAAAGTATCCAGATTTAGCAGGTGTTTCTATAAAGCGGTCAAAAGTACGGAGCTTTAACACTTGGTAGAAAGTTGGTTGGTAGATTAGCGGTGTAGCAAACAACGCTATAAGTAATAACCCCTGTAGTTTTCTCATGATCCTTGCACCATCCTTATAGTAGAGTCTGACCCACCGTTAATTTTTACTACTTTTTCTACGCCTTCTTGCATGATTATAACGGTATACGCATTGCTTGCCTCAACATCTAGCCGCATACTCTGCCCAACAAATCGACGCAAACTAATGATGTTACCTGTAACTAACGTAGTTATCTGGGTGTCTTTGTCTTGTCCTAGTGCTGTACCTGTAATACTGGTGCTGGTTGCTTGTTTGAGTTTGTCCTCTTCTTCGGCAACTGCCAGAGCATCGAGGACGTTCAGCATATCTTCTAAGAAGTTAACGTCAAGATAGTTTATATCTAACTCAGAAAATTCAAAGCTAGGGTCTTCTTCTAAGAAATCATCTGCTAAAAAATCTACATCTAAGCCAGAAAAATCTAAATATGGGTTGTCTTGTGCAACAGTCTGCACTTCCTCTACAACTTCTGTGCTTTTCGGGGGAGTTACAATCAACATGTTGTCAATTAGGTCTAAAGATAGGTTAAGTATCGCAGGTTTAGATGGCATACGCTCAAACAACGCAGTCGTCGTCGATTGGAACGGTTTGTTTAGCGTGACGCTACCCATCCCTGTAGATACCACAATCTCTCCAGACGATATACCGTTTGCATCAGGTAGTAGGATAATCAGGCTTTTGCCAAACTCATCGACCGTACAGGTAAAGTCTGTACCCCGTATGGCTATATTGGCAGTAGGTGTGGACAGTGTGATGTTGCGTTTATCTATCTTGCCAAGCCGACTGGTAATAAACCGCGCCGTACCACCAGCAAACTTGAGCGCCATCTTTGACTTCTTGGGGTTTGGATCGTAGATATACTCGTCAATAACCAGCTTACTGTGCTCAGTCAGTTTTACCCGACTGTCATCTTCAAAGGTTATAGCCATACGACCGTTTGAGGTCTGTACGTTATCTAAAGACTGTATACCTAGATTAAGTTCAGCACCTAAGTCTTTGTCTCGTACAACCTTTGCATTGCCGTTTAGTTCTGATATTGCACCAATATCAGCAGCCCACAGCGGTTCCTTGATCATCTTGCTCGACACAAACAGTGCCATTAGAGCCATTAGAAGTAATCTTGAGCCAGTCATTATCCTGTGTACTCGTTTGAGAAACTGTAAACGTGCGGCTACCACCTGTATGGTCTAACCAAAAGTAACCTCCTGCACTAGCATTAACACCCGTACCAGTATACGTCACCGTGTTATCGGAACCATCAATGTCCATATAGTTAGTCGCTTGGTCAATATTAATCGTAGAGGTAATTGTGTTGTTAGACCCCTGTAGTATCCAGTCTAGGTCTAAAGTGCCTGCCGCCGCAGTCGTTGCTTGATTTAGCGTCATGGTATTACTAGAGCCTGTCACGTTGATATTGACGTTTGAGCTGTCGGCTCCGTAAGTATTGGTTGTGTCCGTGACCACATTCATGACGTTAGAGCCACCAGTAAACTGAAATAACCCAGTATAACTATCTGCGGTAATGTCACCTTTCCATAGGTTACTTGAACCTATCTGGTTAATATCTAGTGTGTTGGTTGTTCCAATAAAATCAAAGTCAGTAAGGTTGCCAGCAACAGAACCTACACCACCGATAAGGTTGCCACCGCCCTGTTGTTCTAGGTCTATATTCGCAGTCGCGCCTGACTGATCCATCCAAATCTCGTTATCGACAGCCAGCACAGCCTGTCCTATACCACCCACAACCAAATAAACCCACACAATAATAGATAGAACTAATAAACTTATATCTTTACTATTCATCTTTAACGCTCCAGTATCCTGCTGTAAGGCCATCTTGAATTGTTTGGAGAACTGCCGTTTCTATGGCGGCTTGGAGGGCTAGATTTATAGACTCGTTTTGAACTGAGCCGTTCTCGATTTCAATTAACTCTGTGCCTTGAGCAACAAATTTGAAAACATCCTGATTATATCCTACACTAAGAATACTCTTTGTGACTAGCACTTCGAGCAGAATTCTCCCCGTTAATACCGAAATGGTACGTAGCGAGACAGTTACTGTATCTTTTCGGTATCTTTTTGATGCCCCAATACCTAGATATCTAGCACCAGAACCACCAGAAGTAAGGTTACTTTCGTACCCCACAACGCTCCCTTCCATCAGCAAACCTGCAAACATCAATGGCTTTAGTTTCTGTGTTTCGTTAAAGTCCTCTCTTGCAGACCGAATCAACTGCCGTTCTTTTGCAAGCTGCTCAAGATTTACTCGGCTAACTACATCGAAGAATCCTTGTTTTTCTTTGCCTGCATGGTGTAACGCTCGGATTAAATAACTTACAGGACTTTGGGTAACGGCGGTACTAAAACTAGCGTACTCCCCATTACTACGTCGTTGCCCAGTGTCGTCTTGA